ATTGTTGCAAACAACTATGTTCAACATTCACGTTTGCAAACACAAATGTACACAGGTGCTGACTGGTATGTTTCATACGGTTTCCTACCATTCGTTGTTGACCCAGATATGGAAGCAGGACTTCCACGCATACGCATAGATAACCCTCTAGGCGCATACCCAGAATTTGACCGTTTCGGTAGACTTATTTCTTACACTAAACGTTATATGAAAACAGTTGGTGAACTTGTTGCAGAGTTCCCAGAATACGAACGTGCAATACTTGGACCATACGGTAGAACCGAAGGTTCATACTCTGCACAACTAGAACTTATTCGTTACGAAGATGCAGACCAAATAATGTTATACATTCCTGCTCGTGAAAACACAATACTTTCCTACACACCAAACCCAATTGGTGAAATGTTAACACGTGTAGCAGTAAGACCAGGTATTGACAGTGAACCACGTGGACAATTTGATGATGTTCTATGGGTACAACTAGCACGTGCACGTTTTTCAAGCCTAGCACTTGAAGCAGCAGAAAAATCTGTTCAAGCACCATTGGCTTTACCAAACGATGTACAAGAATTTTCTTTCGGACCTGATGCTGTAATCAGAAGCAGTAACCCTGCAGGCATTGGTCGTGTACAATACAATGTTCCTCCAGCAGTATTCACAGAGTCACAACTTTTACAATCAGAAATGCGCCTAGGTTCACGATATCCAGAAGGTCGTTCAGGCAACATAGACGCAAGCATAATCACAGGGCAAGGCGTACAGGCTTTGCTAGGCGCATTCGACACACAAATTAAAACAGGTCAACAAATCTTAGCAGAAACATTCCAAGAAGTAATGAAAGTATGTTTCCGTATGGATGAACTTATTTTTGATTTTGATAAAACAGTTAACGGTGTATCAGCAGGTGCACCATATGAAATCAAATACAAACCATCACGTGATATTAAAAAAGATTACAACATTGAAGTACGCTACGGTTTAATGTCAGGACTCGACCCAGGTCGAGCCTTAATATTTGCTTTACAAGCATTAGGTGCAAACCTAGTGTCAAGAGATTTTGTTATGCGTGAACTACCTTGGTCAATGAACGTGACCTCTGAAACTGAACGCATAGAAATTGAAAAACTAAGGGACTCACTCAACGGTTCTATCAATGCACTAACGCAAGCAATTCCACAAATGGCAGTTGGCGGACAAGACCCAACACCAATTGTTGAAAAAGTTGCACGTGTAATTGATTCAAGACGCAAGGGTATGGCAATAGAAGATGCAGTAATGCAAACCTTCGCGCCTGCACCTGCACCAGTCACCCCAGAAGGTGTGCCTCCAGTTGAGCAAACCGTCCCAAGTGCTCCTGCCGCAGCCCCTTCTGGGGCCTCTCCTGAAATGCAAGCCCAACCAGACTTAATGACATTGATGGCTGGAATAAGCGGAGCAGGTTCACCAGAAATGTCAGCAAGAGTTCAACGCCAACAAATAGTTTAAGGAAAACATATGTCAGAGAATAGGGATACTAAACCTGACTATGTTAAACAATTTCAAGAAGCATTAGATTCTTGGATACAAGATTTACACCCAATGGGTGGTATGGCAACAGGTATTGTAACCGTTGTAGAGATGATTAACTCAGATGGTAAATATTTTTTACACGTAATAGATGACGGTAAATCCCCAGTATGGAAACTTAAAGGGATGCTTGACGCAGCAGTATATGAAATTGACAATAAATATGTTGAAGAAGATGAGGATTAATGGCACAGCCAGTTAGAGTCGGCACAGGTGGAGACTATGGCGACCGAAAAGCCCAAATGGAGCAACAGATGGGCGCGGAAGTAGCAGGAGAAGCAATACCTGCAGCAACTTTTCCGTCAACAAACCTTATTGGTGGAATGAATGCACAACAATTACCACCAGTAACATCATTATCAGAACCAACACGATACCCAAATCAACCTGTAACTGATGGTGGTAACGCTGGTCCAGGTGCTGGTGTATCTGAATTACCTGTTCAAAACTCAATGAACCCACAGGATAATGTTGCTCTATTAGCACGCGCTATTTATAGTCAATATCCAACTCCACAAAATCGTAGAATCATTGAAGTTTTGAATAGGACTAACAGGTAATGGTTGGCAGAAACGCACAATTTTACGAAATACCAGATGTTGCATACAACTCTATTCCACGTCTAGCAACATCTGAAGTTAACAGAATTGCTTTAGAAGAATTAAAAACACGTCTTGACCCAACAACTGGGAAGATGATTTCAGATAACATTGCTGACCTGACAAAAAATATGCCAGGTTTATCATTAGACACAATTGTAAGTTCAGCATCAATGGGAATGAACTCAACAACACCAGGTATGCAAGGTCTTGCATCAGCAGATGGTCTTGCACAATTACAAAAAAGTAATGAAGAAATTGCTTCACTTAAAGATTCTGTTAAAGAAAAAGGTGGAGTAAGAGATTCTTTATACGGTTTATTTAAAGGATTTGTTCGTGGAGGATTTGCAACATTCAATGCACCAGTACAATACACTGAATCCTTAGCACGACGCGCATACGCTAGAGCACACGGTGAAACACCAACAACAAACCCTCTACCTTTTGCAAACCCTGATGTAACATTTAACCAACTATGGGCAGATTTTCTTGATGACGGTAAAGTAGATTCAGGTTCAGGTTTCTTTGTTGACCCAAACTCTTCAGTAGGTCGCGCACAAGCCGATGCTGCATCAGCATACGGTAAAATTAACGGCGAGGCTTTTACATTTGGTCGTTACGCAGCCAACGGTGTTGGCATTGACCCAAACACAAACGCTTACAATATTGTTTCAGGAACAATTGATGCTATCAAAACAATAGCATTAGACCCATCAACATATATTCCAGGTGGTGCATTACCTAAAGCACTTCGTGGTGTATCTAAAGCAGAAGAAGCACTCAAAGCAAGTGTTGGTTTTGCAACAAAAGTAGGAGAAGCAGATAAACTTCCTACAGTTGTATCACAAAGTTTAGATGAATTACAAAAAGCCTCAGAAACAGCAGGCGAAACAGCAGCAAACCTTGCAGAAGGTAGACTCTTTGCTAAAGGTAGAGAGATAGAAACTGCTGCATTTGAAGATTTAGATAAAGCAAGCCTTGTTAACTATAAAGATGTTCAAACATTTGAGGATATTAAAGATACCTCTGCTGCTATTAATGGTAGCAAAACATTACAAAAAGTTTTTAGTCCACAAAACGTTGCAAAGATTGTTGAAAAAGTAAGTCAAGAGGACCCAGCAGTAGTATCAGCCACAGCAGGGCGACTAAAGGCTGACACAGATAACGCTAAAACACTTTTTGATGGACAAGTTTTTACAGATAACGCTATTGCCCCAATAGTTTCATCTGCAGTAAAAGAAACTTATTATCCTTTTGATGATGTATTAAAACAAAATCCTAATATTGATAAATCTTATGGTGAATATACTGCATTAGTTAAAACTGATTTTCTTGATACTGTAAAAGAATTTGACAGAACAGTAAGACCAACTGGTACATTAGAAGATAGTCTTAAATCAATTGATGATATTGCTACAGACCTTAAAGCAGGTAAAGGTTTTAATAACCCTTTAATTCTTGATTTTAATATTGATAAAGATAACAACCTTATTGTTCATCTTATTGAGGGTAACCATCGTTTAGCAGCAGCAAAAAAAGCAGGAATCAAAGAAGTTCCAGTTTATGCATATTACTCTCCAAATCTTGTTGCTAACAAATTAGAATTTGGTCCTAAAGTTGTTGGCAAATCTCCGATTAAACCAGATTTTAGTGGATACATTCCTCAAACCGTAAACCCTATAGAATTACTTCCTAAAAATATAGTAAAAAAAGCATCAAAAGCAAAACAAGTAGTTAATGAAAACGTTGTATTTGGTGCACGTGGTGATAAAACACTCCTTGTTGGTTGGAATGGGAAAGTAAAACCAAACCTTATTTCATTAACAGATAAAATTTACGACTTTCAATTTGGTGATGAACTTGTTGACGGTAACGGTTTAACTGTTTCACAATTTATATTCAAAAGTTTTCAAGAGGCACTTAAATTCACTGAAAGATACGATAAGGCTGCTAAAAAAGAAGTACTACAATCAATGGAAACATTACTTGCTAACCCTGAAGTAACATTTGATGACATATTCAAATACTTACATACAGAACTTGCTGACGATTTTGGTTTAGAGTTTACTGTTGCATTAAAATCAGTAGGATTTGATGGAGTTCAAGGTGTTCGTTCTATCTGGGGTAAAGAAGGTGGATTTGTTTACTTTAACGGTCCAGAAATTGTTTACCGTTCAATACCATTAGACCAAATAGCATTAAAAGAAGTTGACTCAACAGTTCCTTTCCTTGATGCAGCAACAGATGTTGATAATCTTTTTC